GAATACAACGGCAAAGGTGGCACAACTGAAGGCATGAAAGGTCTTGGAGTTATTGCGGATGAAGTGATGACGGTGTTACCTGACACGGTTGAAAACTATGATGCTAAATTTAATGCTGATGATAAAGAAACCACAGCAATTAAGAAATTTGATGCCACAGAAATTACTTGGTTATTGGTTAAGACTGTCCAAGAACAGCAAGCTCTCATCACATCCCTGACAGCACGAATGACAGCACTAGAAGCAAAACCATAAGGATAAACAGTGTTTGGTATCTCAGCATTCTCAGCAGCACCTATATCTGGCTTGTCTGGAGGTGTTGTATATGATGCTGCGTCCACCATTGCATCCACCAGCGCGGCATCTTGCTATGCCATCAGATATGCCTTTGGTGGAGCTACTATTGTTGGGGTGAGTACGGTATCTGCAAATGGAGTCAGATATGCATTTGGCGCTGCACAGATCAATGCTGTATCAGCAATAACTGCATCCTCCAACAAGGTTTACTATGCAGCATCAAACATTGATGGCGTTTCAGACTTAACTGCCAATGCGGTACGTTATGCCATTACATCTTTCACCATAACTGCAAATTCAGAACTGAGCGCCAATGCGGTCTATAAGTGGAATAATGAGGCTGATACAGCAGAGGTATGGACAAGTCAGGATGACACTGCTGAGACATGGACTCAGGTTGCAGACACTGACAAGACTTGGGCAGATGAAGATGACACATCAGAGATCTGGACGGTGGTGGCTGATACAACTGAAACTTGGACGCAAACTTTACATTGAGGTGAAATATGGCTGATACCACAACAACAAATCTAGGGCTTGTCAAGCCAGAGGTAGGAGCTTCTTCAGATTCATGGGGGACAAAACTCAATACTGACATGGACACTATCGATGCGTTGTTTGATACTGGCGCATATCTAAAGGTTGCCAAAGGTGGCACAGGCGTTGGCACAATGGCCAATCTTGCGATTGAAATCGGCAAGTTGAACTATCCAGTTGGCTCGCTGTACTTCAACTCATCTGTGACCACAAACCCTGCAACATTACTTGGATTTGGTACATGGACTGCATTTGGCGCCGGACGCGTACCAGTTGGATATAACGCAAGCAACGCGCTGTTTGACGCGCTTGAAGAAACTGGCGGTAGTGCAGACGCTGCTCTTCCAAGCCATACTCACACAGCTACTTCAACAGTTACTGATCCTGGACACTTCCATTCATATACACAACCATCACCCGGATCATTGGTTGCTAATATTAATGGAACAGGTGCTGGCGCTGTTTCTGGTAATACAGGATCAAAAACCACAGGCATCACAGTGGCAACATCAAATAGTACAGAGGGTGTAACTGCAACAAACGCAAACTATCAGCCATATATCACCGTGGCAATTTGGAAGCGCACAGTATGAGCGATGTTGAAAAAGATCACGCCGTTCATGTTGCGGTATGCAGTGAACGATACGCCGCCATTGAGAAAGCCTTTACCGAAGGCGACAGGCGCATGACGCGCATAGAGTATTTGCTCTATGTGGTGATCGGTTCGGTGCTGTTAGGACCAGGCTTTGTTGGCGTGATCGTCAACAAATTGATAGGGGCATGAAATTGATCCGATCACGCTGTGCCTTATGGCCGCGGGCATCTGCAAGCAGATAACGGCTGGCTGTGAGCTGTACCGTGAATGCAAAACGCAGTTTGTTGAAATAAAGAAGACAGCGGATCAGGTTGTTGAAGTTGGTAAAGAGTTGCAGGGGTTCTGGAGACAGTTACTGCAATTCTTTGCAGGCAAGCCAAAACAAAAGCAACAACAGCAAGCAAAGCCAGCAGCAAAGAAGAAAGAGAAGTTTGTTGAGGTAGACGAGGAAGCAATACTGAATGACGTTGTAGATCAGCTAATTCAGTTTTTCCATATCCAGCAGCAGCTCGCAGACCACATCCGATCTGAGGAGGAGAAATCTAGAACTGTCTATGACCCTACCCAGAATCACTTTGAGGCCGCCATCAAGCGTGTGAGGGCGCAGGATCAGATGCAAAAATTGGTGGAAGAGATTCGGATGGCGATGACATGGAACGCACCGCCGGAACTAGGTGCTCTGTACTCTAAGGTCATGGATATGCATGAGATTGTTGGCGTAGAGCAGGAGGCAGCTAGGCTGGCGCAGGAGGCTAAAGCAAAGAGGGCAAGATGGCAACGTCAACAAAGAGAGGCCAGCCAGCGGTTAAAGGTGGGGCTAAGCGTCCTGACCCTTATTCTTATCCTATACCTGTGGCTGCTACTGTTTTTCGTGACGAAACAGAGGATCACATGATGGGGGCGATGGGATGGTTATTTGCCGTAATTCTTGTGGCGTTCTTTTTGCCCTTGGGCGCATTTCTTTATCTTGACATCTTGGAGACTAAAAATGAAACCAAGAAAATGCTAGAAAAGATTGAGAGAATAGAGAGACGAATAGAAAGGAAAACCCGTGACAAAGAGCCTGATTCTATTAATCACAATCCTGTGTTTGACCGGCTGCGAAGACAGATTTCGCTACCCATGCCAAGACCCAACAAACTGGAATAATGCAGAGTGCAAGCCGCCAATCTGTACAGCTACAGCGACTTGTCCTGAGATGCTTGTGAAACCCGAACCGGAGAAGAAGTAATGCCTACCATCGGATATAAACCAAACAACCGCATGACTGCCGAAGAGATCGAAGTCCGTATTTGGGCTATCGTGATATTTGCTTTGACATTAATTCTTCTTGGATCGGTTGCCATGTTTCTTTACTCAGTTTCATTCGTGACGCAACCCATGTCAGGCATGGCCGCCATAGACAAGATATACACGCAACAGATCAACACCATAATGGTTTTCATCACTGGCGTGTTGGGTGGTGTCGCAGGCCGGTCTGCTGTCAAAGCAGTAGCTAATGCCAGCGCCAAGGCAGAGGTCATTGACAATGACGAACCGCCAGCACCATGAGCCTGTTTAATCCTTGGGTACTGCTTGGCATCATCATGTCGGTGATGTCAGCCTTTGGTGGTGGATACTTCAAGGGTAAGCATGACGAGCACACGCGACAGCAGATTGAGATTGCTGCGCTAAACGTCAAGGCAAGGGAAACCGAGCAGGCGATGGCGCAAGTGGCTCAGACTTATGGACAGACATTACGAAGGGCAAACAATGCTGCAAAAGCTAAAGAAGACAAGTTGCGTGCTGATATTGCCAGTGGCACTCTCAGCCTGCGGATTCCTGTCAAAACCCAGTGCGCCGTACCAGCCTCCGGTGATGCCACCGCTGCCGCTGGAGGTGACAGCGGAACAGCATCAGCCGAACTTGACAGATCGACTGCTGAAGCTCTTATCGCCATCACAGCCGAAGGAGACACCGCCATCCGAAAGCTCAACACCTGCATCCAAACCTATGAACAAATGAGGACTATGAAATGAATCTATCAGCCAATTTCAGCCTGCATGAGATGTGCAAGTCAGAGACAGCCTTACGCATGGGCTTTGACAATACGCCAGATGATGAGGCGACAGAGAATCTGCGACTGCTTTGCGAAAAGGTGTTGCAGCCGGTGCGTGACCATTACGGCAAAGGCGTGAAGGTGAACTCTGCCTACCGTTCACCAGAGTCAAATGCTGCGGTTGGAGGCTCTAAAACTTCTGACCATTGCAAAGGTATGGCGGCAGATATTGAGATACCTGGCGTGGCTAATGCTGACCTTGCACAGTGGATCATGGATAACCTTGAATATACACAGCTCATCCTTGAGTTCTACACACCTGGCATTCCTGATTCCGGCTGGTGTCATATTTCATATGACCCAAATAATCTGAAAAAGCAAGAATTGACCGCCACTAAGGTTGCGGGTAAGACTACCTATTTGCCTGGCTTGGTGGCATAAACCATGGCACTAAACCTTGATCAGCAGATAACGCCACCAACGCCACCAAACCTTGGCGCGGCCAATACTGCCTACGATCAGGGTTTCTTCACGCAATCCTTTGGCGGCCTGAATGTCTATTTCTCTAGGCTCACAGCACTGTTCTCAGCGTTGTTCGGCAGGCGCGGTGGAAAGTGGATCAACAGTCCATATGGCGCGTTTCAGGACTCCACAGACCAGACTGCGGCCAACACCACTACGGCCTATGCCGTCACCTTTGACACTACCGACTTCAGTAATGGCATTACCTTGTCGAATTCGTCAAGGCTGAATGTGGCGCAGGCTGGAATTTACAATTTGCAATTCAGTATTCAGTTTACGAATACCACCAACGCATCTCAAGATGCGGATGTGTGGTTTCGTAAGAACGGTACAAACATTGACAAGTCAAACAGCAGATTTGGCTTTGCGCCAAGGAAAGGTGTTGGCGACCCATTCCACATTGTTGCCACACTGAACTTCTTTGTAAGTCTGGCGGCCAATGACTATGTGGAGATCATGTGGCGGCCAACAGATGTTGGCGTGCAGATTGAGCACTACGCGGCCAGCAGCTCGCCGACCAGACCTGTAGTGCCATCAGTCATTGCCACTCTCACATTCGTGTCCAATCTGTCAGTAGAAACCGCATAATTAAGCCATGGCACTCATTCCACTCAAAATCCCACCAGGCGTTTACCGTAACGGCACTGAGTATCAGTCTGCCGGACGCTGGTTTGACGCAAACCTTGTCAGATGGTTTGAGAATACGCTCAGACCGATTGGCGGCTGGCGTAAGAAAACAGAAACTCAGATGAGTGGATCATGCCGTGGCCTATTGTCATGGCGAGACAATAGCGGAACTACTTGGGCTGCTTTTGGTACAAACTCAAAGCTGTATGCAATGAACGGATCGACCTTTGTTTTAAAAGAGATCACGCCAACTGGATTTTCAGTTGGCATTGCTGATTCAACCAGTATTACTGGTTATGGCTATAACACCTATGGAACATTTGCGTATGGTATTCAGCGTCCAGCGTCTGACTCACTTTCACCTGCGACTACTTGGAGTCTGGATACATGGGGTGAATATTTAGTAGGTTGCTCAAACTATGACGGCAAGCTCTACGAGTGGCAGTTGGGATTCACAACGCCAACATTGGCGGCTGTAATCACCAACGCGCCAACCGGCTGTGCGGCTGTGCTGTCTACTGCTGAGAGATTCTTGTTTGCCTTGGGCGCATCTATCAATCCGCGTCTGGTGAAGTGGTCTGATCAAGAGAACAACACTGTCTGGACAGCGTCAGCCACCAATCAGGCGGGTGACTTTGAGTTAAACACCAGCGGTTCACTAAAGTGCGGCAAGCGCGTCAGAGGCATCAATCTACTGTTTACTGATGTTGATGTCCACACCGCGACTTATGTCGGTCTACCCTATGTCTATGCCTTTGAGCGTGCCGGATCGGGCTGTGGCGTGATTTCCGCGCAGTCTGTGGCTGCCATCGACTCTGCCGCCATGTGGATGAGTCAATCAGGATTTTGGTTATTTGATGGATATGTCAAGCCAGTGCCTTGCGATGTGTCCGATTATGTGTTCACAAACATCAACTACAACCAAGCCTCCAAGATATACGCCGTACACAATAGCAAGTATGGTGAAGTCTGGTGGTTCTACCCATCAAGCGCCAGCAACGAGATTGACAGTTATGTGGTTTTCAATTATCGGGAGCAGCACTGGAATATAGGATTATTGGCGCGTACAGCAGGCACTGATAAAGGCGTATTCAAAAATCCATTGATGGTGTCTACTGACGGTTACATCTACGAGCATGAGGTTGGATATGACTATGACTCAGGCTCTGTTTTTGCTGAGTCTGGTCCGTATGAGCTTGGCAATGGCGACAACACCATGTCTGTGCTTAAAGTAATACCGGACGAGCAAACGCTTGGCGAGGTTGTCGTGTCATTCAAAACCCGCGACTATCCAACGATGACCGAGACTACGCACGGCCCATATTCAGCGGCGCAGCCGACAGATGTGCGTTTCTCTGGCCGTCAGGTCAAGATTCGCTACACAGGCGCTGTGCTGGAGGATTGGCGCGTTGGAGTGACCAGAGTTGATGCGGTGGCATCAGGTAAGCGTTGATTGATTGGGAAGAGTTTGAGAGACTGCGCCATCATGTGGCAGCAGCCTTAGAATACTCTGGAGGCAGTCACGCAGTTGAGGATATTGCTGAAGGCATCAGGCAGGGGCATTTTCAGTTTTGGCCAGGTCTTGATTCAGTAATAGTGACAGAGGTCATTGTCTACCCGCAGTTAAAGGATTTGCACTTCTTCCTTGCTGGCGGCGACCTAGATGAACTCCGATTGATGCAACCTATCATCGAATCGTGGGGGAAGAGTGAAGGTTGCAGCCGAGTGTCTCTCGCAGGCCGTAAGGGTTGGGAGAGATCATTTTTAAGAGACAGGGGATACGAGCCAAAGTGGTTCGTAATGTGCAAAGACTTGTGAGGTGACTTATGTCTAAGGGTGGAAAACCGCAAACAACAACGCAAAATCAAACTACTGAGATAAATCCATATGCGATGCAAGCGTATCAGCAGAATTTGGATTTAGCGCGTACTACCGCTGGCGGTCTTGGTGTTCAGCAATTCGCTGGATTTGATCCACGCTATGAGGCTGGTGAAGCGGCCTTGTACGATACCAGCATGAAGCCCTTTGGCGCTGCGGATATTGCTGCTTTTCAAAATCCATACGAAGAGCAAGTCGTTCAGCAATCTTTGCAAGACATTGACAGACAAAGGCAGATGCAGGCTTTGCGTGACGCAAACCAAGCCACTGCATCAAAAGCCTTTGGTGGATCACGCTATGGCGTACAGGCCGCACTGAGCGATGAGGCCGCACTACGCGAAGCGGCACGCACATCAGGACAGTTGCGCTCTGCCGGTTATGGGCAAGCCGCACAGTTGGCAGCGGGAGCGCGTGACATCAATATGCGTGGCTTTCAAAACGCCATGAATCTCGGATTGACTAGACAGCAATACGCACAGATGCAACTTGATGCACAGCGTAATGCGCCATTGCAGAGTTTGGCTATTCAGCAGTCAGCATTGACAGCGCAGCCTGCTAATCTTGGGACTACAACAACAGGCATGACATCTCAGCCGACTACACGCAATGTCGGAGCAAACATATTGGGTGGTGCTGCGGCTGGCGCACAGTTCGGACCATGGGGTGCGGCTGCCGGTGGCTTGTTGGGGGCATTCTCATGATGGACTTCATGCAATTATTTGGCGGTGGCAACGCTGCCGGTGGTATGCGTAGACCGCCAGTTGGTCAAGGCATGGACTTGTATGGCGGTCAGCCGCCAAGCATGAATCTTGGCATGGGTTCTACAAATCCTTATGTCAATCCTGATACTGGCACAGGCATGAGAGCGCCATCGTCATTCGGTCAGATGCCTACTGGTGGCATGGATATGTCAAACGCAAAACTGGCAATGGCTTTACTTGATGCGGGCAAGCCGCAAGTAGAAAAGATGCCAACGCAGATGCAACCGATGCAATTGCCAAGCGGTGCAAATCAAAATTACGAGCAATTGCTGAAGATGTACGGTATGACCGGCTTACTTGGATGAGGTGAAAAATGGCAAATTATGGAATTGACGAACCGTTACCAGAATATTTCAAGACGAGTCTGCCGACACCGGCAGGTAATGTCGGTCAATCTTCATTTGCATCAAACCTTGGTGGTTTGCTGTTTGCTGGTGGCGACTCTGGATTAAGCGACTATCTGACAGCAGAGCAGCAAAAGCAGATGCAGCGTCAGGCTCTGATGCAGGCCGCCATGTCGTTGCTGAAGTCAGGACGCACAAGCACTACACCTATTGGACTTGGCGAGGCACTTGGCAGCGCATACGAGGCTGGCACTGCTGGCTACCAAGGCGCACAGACCAATGCCATCAATCAGATTCTGACTAAGCAGAAGCTGGATGAGTACAAACGTCAAAAAGATATGCAAGGAAATGTGCAGAACTTTTTAGGGCAAACAGCACCAGAGGGTGTTAGCGCCAACGAATTCAAGTCTCAACAGTACATGAAGTTGGCCGATCTTTATGCTGCCACAAATCCTGAGCAAGCCTCAAAATTCTTTGACATGGCGCAGAAGCTAATGCCGCGAGAAAAAGTTTCTGGAAATCCATTTGAAGTATCTGATGAAACAGGTAAGCCTGTAATGGTTCAGCAATTTGAAAGCGGCGCAATTAAAACAATGTCAGGCTTTGGTCCCAAGCGTGATGTCGTTTTACAAAATGTTGATGGCCGCATTGTTGCAATTGATAAGACAAAGTTAGCCGGTGGTGAAACATACGGCACAGGTATCACGCCAGCCGAGCGCGAGCGCCTTTCAATGGAGCGCCGTAGATTAAATCTCTCTGAGGCTGAATTCCAGCGTGGTCAGTATGAGCGAGTTGAGAATGAGGATGGCGTGTTCTATGTGCCTAAAGTGCCTGGCTTACCCGCAATACCTGTGGCTGGTGCTGGTGGCGTACCGCTGAAAGGTAAAGCACCGGCAAAGGCTACTGAAAGTGAATCAAACGCGGCTGGCTTTGCAAATCAGATGGAGAATGCCGAGGGCATCATCAAGCTGTTGCCTGTTGGATCGCAACCAGGCGCTGGTAGTGGAATTGCAGGATCAGTTCCATTTGTTGGAGATGTGACAAAAAGACTTGTACAACCAGCCGCCACTCAGCAATATGAACAAGCGGCACAGGCATGGATTCGCGCCAAGTTGCGTAAAGAATCAGGCGCTGCCATTGGCGTAGATGAAATGGCAAGGGAGTATCAGACGTACTTTCCGCAAATCAATGATGATGCTATTGTCATCCAGCAAAAAGCAAGAGCGCGTGAGATTGCGACTGAGGCCATGAAGAGGTCTGCTGGCAAGTCGTATCAGCCACTTCCTCCAATGCCTCCACCGGCTGGCGGCATTACAGAGGGGGCAGAATCAGTTTCAAAAAGCGGTAAGCCAATCATTTTCAGAAATGGAAACTGGGAGTACAAATAATGGCAAAAGTACCTGTTTCTGATTTACCGGCAAACCTTGTTCCTGCTGATGATTTGCCATCAATACAACCATCCGCGCAGCCAATCGGAATGGATGAAGTTGGCCGCCAAGCAGGTCTATCAGTACGTCCTATGGCGCAGGCCGTGATGTCGGCTGGCGGTATGTTGCCATTGGTGGTTGATCCTGCCGTCAACTTCTTTAATCTGGCCGCAGGCACTAACCTGCCGACAATGACTCAGGCAGTGCCTAGAACGCTCTCAGCGATGGGCTTTCCTGAGCCGCAGACAGCGCAAGAGCGAGTTGTGCAAGACATTGCAACGGCTGGCTATGGCGTTCCCGCTGTTGCTAATTTGGCTCAACGCGCACTGCCTGCGGTGCAGTCTCAGACAGCGCAAGAATTCTTGAAGATGCTGGCTACAAATCCACGCGCACAGGCTGCGGCGGCCACCGCATCGACAGCAGCAGCCGGTTCACTGCGCGAGGGTGGTGCGCCACCATCTATGCAGGTAACTGGCGCGATGCTGGCGGGTATGGTTGCGCCAGGCTCTGGAACAACCCGCGCCTTGTTGGAGCGATCTGTTGCAACACCAACAGCATCAATGGTGCAACCGTTCACGCAAGCTGGCAGAGAAACAATTATTGGTAATTTGCTTAATCGGCTTTCAACAAATCCAGAGAGAGCAAGGGAAAATCTAAGCAGAGCCGAGCCACTTGTGCCAGGCGTGCAACCCACTACAGCCGCCACAGCGTTTGATCCTGGCTTGGCCGCTGCCGAGACTGCCATCAGAGCCTTGGATCAAACTGGCGCATTCCCAAGCCGCTTGTCTGCAAATCAGCAGGCTTTGCTTGAGGGTTTTCGCAAACTCTCCGGCAAGCCTGGCTCGGTGGCCGTGGCTGAACTCAAGCGCACTGATGTCACCAAGCCATTGCGTGAGCAAGCCTTTGCCGGTGTGACGGTTGACCCTGTGACATTCCAGACCGGCATCAAACTGGTGGTGAATCAGGCCATCGACAATGTGATGAGAAGTCCTGTCGGTGTGCGTCAGGATGTTGAAACCGCCATGAAGTTTGCCGCTGATCGAGTGGCTCGCGCAAAGTCTCCGATGGAGTTGTACGAAATCCGCAAGGACTTGGCGGCTGCCGCGCAAGGCAAGTACAACCAAGAGAATCCAAGCCTGCGACTTGCAAGCGGTCAACTCAAGCAAGTCATTGCAGCCGTTGATGATGTGATTGATGCGGCAGCGCCTGGCTTTAAAAACTACATGGAAAAATATTCCAAGATGTCCGGTCCTATTGATCAGATGCGCGTGTTGCAAGAGATTGAGCGCCGTGTCACCACCGGCCAGCCAAACCTAATGACAGGTGAGCCAGTGTTGGCCGCTGGTAGTCTGCGCCGCCAACTGGCAAACAAAGCAGAGGAACTTGATCTCAAGCTGTCTATTCCGGCGCAGACGCGCTTGGATAACATTGTTGATGAAATCAATCGCGGTATGGCGGCAACAGCGCCAGGCGTTAAGCCACCAGGCTCTGACACATTTAAGAACATGAGTATGGGCAACCTGATCGGACGAGTGTTCAGCGAGTCCATGGCTACCAACACCACACTGCGAACAATGACTCGGCCTTTGGACTTCTTGTACAAGCTGCCTGATGAGCAGATTCAGCAGTTGCTGGTGCAGGCAATGCTTGACCCTAAGATGGCCGCCATGATGATGGCAAAAGCAAACATCACAAAGGTGCAACCACTGGCAACTTCACTGCGCGACAAAGCAATGCAACTCGGATATGGCACTACCATTGGCGCAACGCAAGGACAATAAATCATGGCAACTCAAGGTTTTATCAATCCCAATATCCAGCGCCAAGGCGCAAAGTCCAGAGCACTAGCTGCACAGCGTAATGTGCAGGATTTGCCAGACCCAAGGACATATGGCGCATTTAGTGGATTGCTACAAGAAAACCCATACGATGTTGCAAACCAGTTCAGCGTATTCGATCCAAAAAGACAGCAAGTATTGCAAGCTGCTGAATCAACATATCCAGTTGGCGCACTACTTAATGTCGCTCCAGCAATGGAGTTGCTTGGCATAAATAAATTGCTTGGCAAAGGTGCTAATGTAATTAAACAAGAGATTGGCGCCGCCAGTATGGGGCAACGCCCAGGCGGTTTGCTTGAACAGTTTATTCCACAACCATCATTTGCAGTGCCACCAGCACCATCAATGAGTCAGGCTTCTAATTTAACTGGCGCACTACGCCCACAGGTGGCGCCAGTGCGTGGACAAACAAGCAAAGAGCTTGTGCGTCAACAAAAGAAAATGCTTTCAAGCGATGAAAAAGAAACCTTTGAAAAGTTGAAACAAAAATATCCTGACTTTGCAAAAGCATCTCAGTTTATGACCGGTCAGGAAGTGCAAAAGGTAATTACCAATGAAGAGTCTGTAAAAGAAATTAGCAAGCTGCTTGACATATTGCCATCATCAAAAGAAATGGCATCAATGGCTAAAGCTGGCGCTCCAAAGCAGGGTTGGTATCGCGCATCTACTCAGGCTATCATTGATGTATTTGGCGCGGATGATGCGCCTCGATTTGCATCATTGCTTGCAGCTTTATCTCCGCAAACAAGTGTTGAAATGAATTTGCTCAACACATTAAACACTTGGAAAAACTGGACTGCTGCCGGACGGCCTACAGATGGAAGAGCTATTAAAGAGATTATGGGGCGCAGCGTCAGCGGTACAAAGGGCGAAGAGTCAGTATTAGAGGCATGGCAAAACAATGCCATCAGATCACTATCTGCTGATGATCCTGCAAAAGTAACTCTATCTGGACCAAAGGTAGATTCTTTTTATAGAAACCTTGCTGATGATGTTTACAAGGTCACCAATGATGCTTGGATGGCGAATGCACTTGGTGTTAATCAAAACCTGTTTAGTGGATCGCCAACAGCATTGCAAATTGCGAGAGGTGACCCTGGCTTAACACCAGGCTACATAGCCACCAGCGCACGTTTAAGACAAGGCGCACAGCAAGCCAATATGTTCCCATCAGAAGGCCAAGAGACAATGTGGTCACTTGCAATGCCATTGATGGAGGGTCAGACCTCTATGGGAATGCGGGCTAGAGAGATCCTCGACAAAGGATTATTGACCCCAGAATTAATTAGAGGAACACCAGACTTTTCTACATTATTGAATCAAGGTAACTATCAAAATATTTTGCGTGAAGCTGGATACGGTCAACAATTATCTGGTTTGAAACCTTATCAATGGCAACCGTCAAATGTTCAGTTGTCTATGTCAGAACAAAGAGACATTGATTCACTGGCGAGAAGACTTGAAGACCTCCAAGGTTTTAGACAAATGGAGTCTCGCGGCAAAGTATTCAGCCTGCCTAAAGAGCCAGGCGATTTGAAATCTGCCTTTGCTGCCGAACCGTATGAAATGATTCCAGGCAGAGGCACTGGCTTTATGGAAGAGTTGATTGATCTACCGCAAGGATCAAGAGCGAATTTTTCATCAAGAGCAGCATCAGCGTTTCAAGACGTACAAGGCAGAGACATTCTGCAAAGTGCGTTGGGATTGCAGCCATTGAAAACAAGAGGTATGCAAGGCGCGTATCAGCCGCCAGGCGGTATTCCATTCGCTGGTCCAAGATCAGAAACTGGACTCAAAGCACCTACGCTGGCGCCATACGCACTAGAAACTCAGCCTGGCTTTGCAAGCCTTTCTGAATTCCCTGTCACAGCGCCGGTAAGGAATCCTGGCATACCGCAAAATATTGCTGATAGATTATCAGCCGCGGCAGCCACCAGAGGAATGTTCACAGGTCAGAATGCATCAACATGGAATGCCCAAATCCCCTTTGCTAAAGGCGAAAGCGCGTTCTTCCCATTGCAGAAAAAGGTTGGCGAAGAAAACATCAGAGCGGCCTATCGCATGGCCGGTGATGAGATACCTTTGGTGGATTATGGCAAAGGTGTTGCTGCAATAAATTTTGGGTCAAAAGCATTGCCTGAGTCAGAAATTTATCAATTGCAAAATGCTTTGGGCGCAACTGATTATGTGCCAACGCGAAATGTCAGTGACTATATTGATTACTCAAGCGCATGGACTCAGCCACAAGGCTCTGGTGCAGTCACGCGAAAATGGATGGAGTATTTCAATAAGTTATCTCCAGCAGATCAGGCTAAATTAAGTCAGGGTGCAATGGCGCCAGCGGGTGATCTGTTAGACATTTACAAAAAAACCTCTGAGACAAGAGGCTACAAAACCCGCGAAGACTTGATGAACCTTTTGGATTTTGTACGCAATAAAGGATTGTTGGCAGTGCCTGCTGCATTAGCGTCAGGCGCTGCTTTCCCTGCTACTTCACCGAACTTTGGATACGGCCTATTGCAGCCCTCGGACCCAACCGAAGAGCGTTCATCACTTTTTTGAGGACTTGGGATGGGGGCTTTCTCCATCCCATGCGATGAAATGAGGCGGTAACTCTTTGCCCATCTTCTTGGGTATATGAAACGCGAATAAATTCACCGTCATTTTCCCAGTATTCAATCCTGGCTCTTCTCTCTTTGTTTTCCATCATCTATCTCCAAACAGTGCAGCCACCAGCGGATCACGCCGTGGCTTTAATCTCTTACCTCTTTCACGCGCCAAGCGGAAAGCCTTATCGTCCAATGTCTCACGCTGCCTAAACCTACGCAAACGCTCCATGGGTGTCAGCGGTGGCGGTTTGACAGCATCAGTGCCAATCCCATAGCGGTACACCGCCACCAGCACATTGCCTGATCTGCGCCACTCTTGAATGTGGACAGTGCCAGCCAGTTGCAGGCGCTTGATCATCTGCTGCGCTGACCTCTCGGTGCAGTAAACCTTGGCGGCCAACTCTGGCGCTGTGCAGCCGGTGCGCTGGAGGATGCTAATTACCTTTGGTAGTCTTGCGGATTTCATGCTCGCGCCTATCGTGTCTGTCTGCCTCTTCCCTATCGGTGAACATCTTGCCGCATAAACTGCAACGGTAGATTCTGCCCACCGTCACAATGGTCTGTCTGTCACCGCGCAGGCCATGCTGCTTCCCCGACATTGTGCGTATTGTCTCAATCATTTTTTGCTCAGTGCCTTGGAGTAGATGAAGACTTGCTCACGGTCATTGATGTCGCGCTTGTCCTGCCTCTTCTTGGCGCAGTCATCTGCCGTCTTATAGCGTTTGAGTTGCTGATCTCGCGTCCAGATCGAGGGCTGGTCTTTGTAATCAAATGCGTTCAAGTGTTGCGCTCCTTGAGTTTGGCTTCTGCCCAGCGAGCGCCTTCTCTCCACGCAACAAAAAAAGATTCATCGCCTTGTTTTAAGTCTTGCTCTGGTATCCCCACCCATGTGCGCTGTGGCGGGGCTTTGTAGAACTGTTGTCCTTTTCTAAATTGATCGTACACATGGACATAAGCAATGCTGTCGGAGTATGCAAAATCTAGAAAGTGACCACTAGGCTCTTGCTTTGGCTGTGGTGGTGCGTCATAAAGTGCTTTTACCTCCCGCTTGTTGTGCGGCCATTTTTTATTCCTGCGTTGCATTTCTTTAAGCGCATCTTGCTCGGTGTCAAAAGCTGGTAGTGCAATAAACCCATCACAATACACAGCCCACGCCACAGGCTCTTGCTCTGCATAAGCATCCTTATACAACCCAAGGCGTTCGTTCTCGCTGTGCAGTGCTTGCAGTGCTTTTTCTTGTGCCAAGGCTTTTTCAATTGCAGTAATTGCATCCATGCCCTCATCAGTCATTTCGCCATGCTTAATTGACAAACCTATCAATGCTTTATGCGCCATGCGTAATGCTTCTTGTGTCATGCTTGATCTCCTCTGGCTCTGATAGCATTTGCATAAGACTGCATATCGGGCGCATTACTGATTGATTCCAATGTTTTTGCACAGACTTCACGTTCAAGGTTAACGGCTTCAGTGAAAGCGGCTACGCCTTTTTCATAGCCATTCTGAAACGCTTTGGCGGCTACCAGTTTGGCAAAGGCTGCAAGGTCGTCAAACCCAGATTGATTTCCGTCTATTACCAAACCAACCTTTCTTGCCATCTCAATGATTTCATCTTGTTTCATTCCTTTATCCTCTTCTTATAACTCTCAGTAAGCACCTGCTTAATCCACTTTGATGCGCCAAGCCTCTTCCACTCTTCATACTGCCACTGCGTCAGCTTCACGCCAATGCGTTGTTGCGAGTTAGTCAATTCTGATTTTGGTCTAGGCATTTACTTGTCCTCGGTCTGGTCTAGCAAGAATTTCACAATGCACATCAGCACCACCAGCGTTATGGCCATGCCTAGCAGTGCCATCAATAGGAAGTTGATTACGGTTTCCATCGAAGTCCTTTGCATCAAAGTAAAAGAGTGCTAGCACCGCCAGCACAAGTACAATTATTCTCACTTCTGAACCGCCAGCAGCTCCATCTCAACTTCTTTCACGCGCTCGCGCAGTATGGTGACCTCGTGCTCCATCTCGGTGATCTTGCGCTGCATACGCTCTCTGGTCATGTTCTCCGCGTGAGTCCAGCCGATGAACGTGCCATCAGTCACGGCCTTGCGTGCAAAGGTCTTGATGTCCTCGCGGGTGAGGAATCCACCGCCCACTTCCATGGGTGGCGTGAACTTGTTGACAGCTCGGTCAATCTCAATTTGCATATTCTCAGACATGAGTCTCTCCTTGTGGTTGTGTGTTCCAGGCTTGCACTAGCAGGGTTGCGTTATAGGGAATGGGTGTCACGGTGGACAGGAATAAGCCTTTGCCGCGCTGTTTGCGCCCCCATGCATCCATGGCATTGGTGTTCTTCAATTCATTGCGCTTGACGGCGTTGTAGACCGCGTGCTGCTTGTATCCGGCCTCCACCAATTCATCCATGGTGCGCGGTTCTTGGCAGTAGTCTTGCAGGTCAGTCATGATGACCACCATGCTACGAGCAGTGCGGCCAAGCCAGTGCCGATGACAAGGCACAGCAAGTAGTCATAGGCAGCCTCTGCGCGTTTGCCAAGCCTGCGGTGGTTGTATTCGGTCATGGCGTGTTGTGTGTGGTTCATGTGGACTCCTTAAAGATGGGGGCTTGCGCCCCCTTGGGTTTACTTGCGCTCTACTGTGCCAACCAATTCGCCATCCATAATCAAAAACAAAATGTGCTTGGCAATGTTGAGTGTTTGGCGGCTGCTGTTTTGTGCGCCACCAGCAATCAATTCTTGAGCATCAGACATCAGGCCAGCCACAACCATGTTTGCGCCTGTGAATTGGTAAGTGATGGATTCTTTAACAGATTCCACATAAGCGTCAATATCAGCTACTCCATACATATTGATGTTGCGTTCTTCTTGAGCAGTTATTTGTGTTGCGTTTGTCATTTTGTTTCCTTGGGGTTGCGTTGTTGATGAATGAATCATAATCGATTTACCAAACTCATCAACAACTATTATTTAGACCTTACAAACTTGTCAAGTATTCTGCCACTACAATGTGGGTTGCTGGTTCATGCTTCCAGCAGTTGCCTTTATGGGGATCGGTTCACGCTGATCCCCTTTTTTGTCTGTACACTTGACGCTTCTATCAAAACATGGTTAACATTCTAGACATGAAAATAGCACAGCAAGCAATTCACGATATAAAAACCAAGGTGGAGTCTGCCGGATTCAAGATGTCCGATCTCTGCCGAGTCGCTGAAATCAACCAAGCTCAGGTCAGCAGATGGCAGAACGGCATCACCGAACCACTGTACAGCACCGTCCTGCGCTTGGATGAGGCCGCCAATGCGCTGGTGTCAGCACGCATGACCATACTCAACAAGGCCATGGAAGAGGCCGTCAAATGAGCAAATACAGCATTGGCATTGATCCTGGCCTCTCCGGCGCAATTGCCATCATCTCGACTGAGAGCCTCAAGATATTCGATATGCCCACCATGACGGTGGAGCGCAACGGCAAAGCCAAGCGGCAGGTCAGCGCCGCTGAGTTGGCCGAGATGCTCTACCTGTACTCCGGCAGAGACTGCCATGTCTACTGCGAGCGTGTGGGGGCAGTAACAGGCCAAGGCGTTACCAGCGTCTTTAGCTTTGGCCGCAGCTTTGGCATGATCGAGGGCATTCTGGCCGCATTCAAGATGCCGGTCACATTTGTGCCGCCTGCCACTTGGGTCAAGGCCGTTGGCCGTGGACAGGGCAAGGATGCCAGCCGCGCGCGCGCCATGGAACTCTTCCCATCAGACCAAGATCAATTCAAGCGCGTCAAGGATGATGGCCGCGCTGACGCTGCGCTGATTGCGTATTGGGGTTCACGCCATGCAGGATAAAGAACGTGAAGTATTGCGTGAGCACATTCTCTGGCTCAATCAGCGTCTGGATGAGTCACGCAAAGCAAATCAAGACAAAACTGTTTTGCTTAAAAGATTACAAGACCCAGAAGACCTTGGATTCGCAGTCACTGACGAAGTACGAAAAATCGCATACCAATTAATTTTGAATGATTTCCACATAGAAAGAGACTCATGGCAACAAAACAACTAAGGCTCAGACCGTCAGCCGCATCACGCTGGATCGCCTGTCCCGCATCCGCAAAGCTCTGCGCTCAAGTACCGCAGCGCCCATCAGGTGAGGCGGCCAACATTGGCACTGCCATTCACGCGCTGGCCGAGACTTGCTTTCAGCTTGGCTCTGACCCGATGCAGTTCATCGGTCAGACGGTTGAAGGCATCACCATGACCGCTGACAATTGCGACTACGCATTGCAGCATCTGAAGGCAATATGGGCGATTCAAGACGATCTAGGCTTGGTCAAAGTTGAAGTGCCTGTCAGCCTATTTAAGACACCAGACTTTGTGCTTGGCGGTACTGCCGATGTCATTGGCTATTCTGAGATAAAGAAAAAGCTCATAGTCGCTGACTTGAAGACAGGCAAAGGTTGGGTGGACGCTGACACTGAGCAGTTAAAAATATACGCTCTGGCGGCCATGGCAACGCTAAATCTGCACTACGTTGAAGAGATCGAATTCCAGATCATCCAGCCGCATCACGGTGAAAAGCGCATACACATCATGACTGCCGATGAACTCGGTGAGTGGGAAGAGTTTACGTTGATGCCTGCTGTTGATGACGCTATCAGTGACGCGCCCAGATTCAATCTATCAGAGTCAGCCTGCCAGTGGTGCGATGCAAAGACAATTTGCCCTGCACAGAAACAGCAATTCGATGTCGTGGCCAAACAACAGGACATCACCGCGTTGAACAAGGAAGACATCAAGCAGGTCATGCTGGCGCTCACAGCAGACCAGATCAGCGCCATTCTAGACAAAGCACCGCAAGTAGAGAAATTCATTGACTCGGTCAGAGAGCACGCAATGCAGGCCATGGAAAAAGACGGCATGGTGCTGGCCGGATGGCAACTTGCACCTAAACGTCCAACGCGCAAATGGGTTGACGGTGACAAGGCAGCCATGAAACTGGTTGACTCAGGACTTACCACTAGCCAGATATTTGAAACAACACTAATTACTCCAGCGGCAGCAGAGAAACTGCTACCAAAGGAAAACCGAGTTATCTTGGACGAGTTAACCGTCAAGATTTCAAGTGGACTGACGCTTGCAAAAGATCGCTCGCTAAGTCAATAATGCAACCCCGAAACTTAGAAAGCTAAACTCAAAATGTTAAACCTCTCATCTGCTGGCGGCTCTGGAAACTACATCCGCTTCTCTCCCCAAGCCAACGCTTGGACAAACAATCTCGGCGAGGAAATCCAACTCGGCAAGGTTGTATTCGACATCAACACGGTGCAAACCGGCTGGCTGCAACTCGGTGTAGGTGTACGCGATTGGCAGGCCGATGTCTCACTTGGCAAGAAAGGCCAGCAACCGTCACCAGATCACAAGCGCGGATTCATCATCCACTTCTACAACAAGGCGCTCGGACTGTGCGAGTGGTCATCTTCTGGAGTCGGTCCGAACATGGGATTGGAAAAACTGTACTTGGACTGCGCGGCACAGCAAGCCGCCAATGCTGGCAAATTGCCTGTGCTGGAGTACACCGGCAGCAAGTTGGAGAAGATCGGCAAAGGCACGACTCGCATTCCAGCGTTCAACATCATCAGTTGGATTGATCGTCCCGCTGGAATGGACGCTGACAGCGTGGAAGAGCCAGCGCCATTCAATAAGCCTACGCCTGCACCAGTTGCACCACCAGCGCCACCCAAGTCAGTGATGGCCGCAGCAGTGGCTGATGACGAGATGTTCTAAGACTTAGCAGTCAAGTGCCTGGGCGTAAAACCCCAGGCTTTTTTTTCCTTTAAATATTGGCAGCCATAAATGCAAGCAGAACAAATAGCCAAGCAGCTCGGCAACGCAAAAAAAGCAAACGGTCAGTGGGTGGCGAGTTGCCCTGTACCGTCACACGGCAAAGGCAACGGCGACAAGAATCCATCACTCAGCATCGACATCAATGACCAAGGCGTGCCTCTCTTCCACTGCCATGGTGGGTGCAGTCAGGAGGATGTCTTCCACACCATCAGGTCAATGCACCTGCTGCCGGAACTGGAAGAACGGCCAGACCCACTCGCCAACATCAAGCCGATACCCAAAGTGGAGTTTCAGCAGGAATGGGTATACACCGATGAGAACCGTCAGCCGGTATTCGTCAAGCAGCGCCTTAAGGTTGGCGAGTCAGGCAAGACTTACCGGCTGTACAAGATTGACGAGCACGGCAGAAAGCAAGGCTCGCTCAGTGACGCACGCATAGTCCCTTATGACTTACCAGCATTACTGGACGCGAAGACCGCGGGACGCAACATCTTCTTGGTGGAGGGCGAGAAAGCCGCCGATGCCATCAAGTCAATTGGCATGCTCGCCAGCACCGCGCATACTGGCGCAGGATCATGGCCTGCTGCCATCACCGAGTATTTCGCTGGCGCTCAAGTGATCATCCTGCCGGACAACGATGCAGTCGGCTGGCAGTACGCGC